TTACCTCAGATGAGCAGAGATACGCCGCTATAACAAAGTGGGTATTAGAATTGCTTCAAGAAGGTGATGTTATTTGTATTGAAGGTTACTCAATGGCATCGACCGGTCGAGTATTCAATATAGCAGAAAATGCAGGACTACTCAAACACTATCTTTGGAAACATAAGTTTGAATTTTCAGTAGTCCCACCTACAGTAATCAAGAAATTTGCAACCTGAAAAGGTAATGCAAATAAAGAAAAGCTCCAAGAATCTTTCATTGAAGAAACAGGAGTCAATATCAAACAAATACTAAACATGACGGAGAAACAATGGAACCCTTCGTCAGATATTATTGATGCTTATTATCTTTGTAAATATGGAGTAGAAAATGTTACCTGAATGGCTTAAAAGTATCTTTCGTGGAACTCGAAAAGAAGTAAAAGAAACAGTTATTGAGAACGCAGATGCTGTTGCAGAAAAAGCAGCAGAGCTTGCTAAAGCAGCAATTGCTAAAGAAGCAGAAATCATCAAGAAAGCAATTCCTTCAGCGAATGGTATTGTTGATACTGTTGAAAAAGCAGCAGACAATGTTGTTGATAAGGCAACAAAGAAAGCAGCAAAGAACGTAAAGAAAGCAGCAAAGTAAAATGGATATGCCGGGACATATTCTTGTTGGTATGGATAAAAATGTTCCGGTAATACATGGCGTATGTCCTAAATGTAAAATAGGGCATCGTTCCATGATTCTTATGGATTTTGTTCCTCATCTTAAAAGCGGCGAAGGAATCATATACATGGAATGTGTAGGATGTCTTTCAATTTATCAAACTAAAATTAAAAATGTGGTAAACAAATGATCGAAGTATACGGAAAAGATGGTTGCGTTTATTGTGAAAAGGCTGTATCATTACTTAATGAACGCAACATGAAGTTTACTTATCGCAAGTTAGGTGAAGATATTACTGTTGATGAGTTCAAAGAGAAGTTTCCAGGAATCAAGACAGTTCCTGTGATAACAACTTATGGATTTAATATTGGTGGTTATGAGGCCTTGAAAGGCTATATTGAAGAAACGGCAGGAAATTATGGACATTGAACAAAGTGAAGATATCTCTAAAGAAAATATCAATGCTCTTTTGAAAGAAGCAGTAATAGCAGTTAAGTTTAAGAAAGTAGATGGCACAGAACGTCTGATGCATTGCACATTGCTTGCAGATCGCATTGTTCCTCATGAGAAAACAACAGATCGTGAGAAGAAGATCAATGAAGATGTAGCATCTGTATGGGATGTAGAGAAGGATGCTTGGCGTTCATTCCGCTATGACTCAGTTATTGCTGTTTATAAATAATATATACGCAACAACAACATAGATGGAAAATTTATGATTGATCCTTTTTCCCCGCCTGTTATGGCAAAAGTTCTTGCCGGCCTAGGTGGTTTTATTGGCGGAGCAACCTTCATGGCATTCTACAAACCCTGTAATGTATGGGATGCTGCAGTTAGATCTAGTGTATGCACAATGACTGCCATCATCGGCGCTGCGCCAATGCTCGCCTACTTAGAAGTGAAAACGGATAGCGACTACCTTCTTGCAGCAGCAGCACTTATAGGATTTTGTTCCTGGAGTGTCCTGTCACTTGCTGCAAGATCTCTTCTCAAGATACAAGATGAGAAAACGGAAATTAAACTTCCGGGATGGATTGAAACCAAAAAATAAACTATGGATTGATTATGGAATATAAGATTGTGAATAATGTTGAGAAGAACGAATTAAATATGAAAGCACGTGGCGGCACTGAATTGATGCAGGAACGACTTGCATCATCAATTCCTGCCGAACTATTGTCTAAATTTCAAATCATTCCATCAAGGGTAAGAGACATTGAACCAGATAAAAAAGCTATATTATGGTTGCATGATCTTCCTGGTGACCCTGAGTCACAACATCTCAAGGATCCTAAACTAAGGAAGCGATTCTCGAAGATTGTTGCTGTGTCTGATTGGCAGATGCAGATGTATAATATGATTCTAGGTGTCCCATACAGAGAAAGTGTGGTGATCAAAAATGCCATTCACCCAATCGAAATTAAGGAAAAATCCTACGATGGGACAGTGCGAATTATCTACCACACAACTCCTCACAGAGGACTTGAAATCCTCGTCCCTGTTTTTGAAAAACTGTGTGAGCGGTTTGACAACATTGAACTTGACGTATTTTCAAGTTTTTCAATCTATGGTTGGGAGCAGCGTGATGAGCCCTATAGAGAACTATTTGAACGCTGTAAGACACATGCAAAGATTAATTATCATGGAGCCGTCTCTAATGAAAGAATACGAGAAGAGCTTAAACGATCTCACATCTTTGCTTACCCAAGCATCTGGCCAGAAACCTCGTGCCTAGCAGCAATCGAAGCAATGAGTGCTAAGAACATTGTTGTCTGTCCTAACTATGCAGCACTACCAGAAACATGTGCTGGGTTCGCCAACATGTATCAATGGTCAGAAGATTCAAACGAGCATGCTAATCGATTCTATCAGGTGATGATTGCATCTATCGAAGAGATAACAAAAAAAGGACCCGACGAGAATCGCCTGTCCTTTCAGAAGCATTACTATGATAATGTGTATAGTTGGGAAGTTAGAAAAGATCAGTGGCGAGCATTGCTCGAGTCACTTAACCCCAGTCCTTAAAGTCGCCAAAATCATTGGTATCTTGAAAACCTTTGGTGTATGCAGCGATATCTTCGGGAGTCATATCTGTTTCCTTATCAATTCGTTCGCTATTATAAGTGTCACCTTTGAAGTAATGTGGATTAAACCTACGACCATAATAAGCATCTGCGCTTCCACGGTCGTAAGGTCCACCATGGCGTTTATCATATTGTTCAATCATGTCACTCACTCCCTAACTTTTGTTTCTTCGATATAGTAATACTTATGCCGCCGAACACCAGACAACTTGATCGTCTCCGTGCCAGCGGCCAGGACGACCAACCTCTACGCAATAAACGCTGTAATAGTCTGCTCCCGCACAGAACCCATCTGTGCGGTCATCGGACTCAGAACGAGCAGCATATGATACTGATGCAGCTTGCGCTTCTTCCAAAGATGCATAGACGCCAACCAAATCTTCGCCTTCATACGCAGTACCAGCAGTCAACACATATACAGTCATTTTCTTTCTCCTTAGCAATCTGGGTCAAAATCTAACCACTCATCCATCTCAGAAGGTTGCCCATCATCCTCATATTCTTCAGGATCACAACCTGTCACTGTGTAATCATCATCTTCTACGCCATCATCATACATTTTTTACTCTCCTTATTTTCCGTAGACACGCTCAAACTGTTCGTTAGAGATTGAAGACCAACCTTCACGTTCCATCTTGCGATTAGCAGAGATAATCTTCTTATTGATCTTCACGTATTCTGCTTGGATGTTATTCAATGCTGCTTCTGCACCTTCAAACCCTGAAAGGTTCTTTTCGAGACCACGAAGAGCCATAATTTTACTAACATAATCCTGCTTTTTCAGGATCAATGTAGCTGCTTCGAAGTTGTTGGTCCAACGAACCTTGCCATCCATATCGAAGAATTTAACGAAGCTGTTGTAACGAGTCATATCTTTTATCCCTTCAATTCATCCTATAATTAAATATAAGATTATTTTAAAATAATGTCAACCGTTTCTTTAAAATAAATAAACAGTAGTTTCAAGAGGTTATAATTTTTTTATGAATTTTCCGATAAAAAATGAAGCAGCGTGTCAGTTTAAATGGACCTGGAGTGTCATATATCTCCAAGAAAGAACAACAAACAGTTGCCATAGATGTAAGAGATTTTCGCTTACTCTAGAAAATTTCAATGATTTTCATAATCTTCCAGAAAAATTAAACGACCGCAAAAGAATGTTGGAAGGTCTTTGGCCTACTAATAAAGGTTGTCAATATTGCCAAACTGTCGAAGAAAATGGCGGTAAAAGCGAGAGGATTGCATATGTAAATGATTTAAATATGATTCCTCAAGAGATGATGTCTAATCCTAAAGAGATAGTTGTCACTCCTAGAATATTAGAAGTATATTTTAATAATACATGTAATCTTGCATGTTTATATTGTTCTCCTGCAAATAGTTCTTTGATTGAAAAGGAATATTATAAGTTTGGACCTGTTCCTGAAAAGGTAAATGAAATATTACCTATAAAGCATGACAATGAACTATATGTTGCAAAGTTCTGGGAATGGATGGAACAGAATTCTAATCATCTGAGAGTTTTTAATGTATTAGGAGGAGAACCTTTACATCAAACAGAATTTAAAGATTGTATAGATTTCTTTAATAGATATCCTAATCCTGAACTAACATTTGGAATTTTTTCTAATCTTCAGCAAGATACAGATAAGTTTAAATCTAAGATTAAAGAGATAGAACAACTGGTGATATATAAAAAGATACAGAAATT